CCCGACCTCGCGTCTTACTTTGAGTATGACCTGGAGGCCGACCGTTCGGGCTACGTCGCGGCGCGAGTGCTTCCGGTCATGGAAGTGCGGAGCGCCGCTGGCAACTTCGGGAAGGTCAAGCTCGAAGACCTTTTGCAAAAACGGGACACCTTGCGGACGCCCGGCAGCAACTACAACCGCGGAAACTTCCAATTCGACGACGCGGTCTACGCGACGCGCGAACAGGGAGCCGAAGAGGTTGTGGACGACAACGAAGCCCAAATGTACGCAGACTATTTCGACCTTGAACAAGTCTGCACCGCTAGGGCCTATTCTGCCGTTCTTCGAAGTGCCGAGCAGCGGGTCGCAAGTGCGATTTTTAACACGACGACGTGGACCGGATCCAGCCTGACGACCGCGATCACGAACGAGTGGGACACCAACCACACGACGAACGCGGTTCCGATCAACGACGTTGAGGCCGCGGTCAATAAGGTGTACGACGCTTCGGGCTTGTGGCCCAATGCGTTGATTATCAACCGCAAGGTTTTTCGCAACCTTCGAAACCTCGATCAGATCATCGAGCGAATCGAAAGTGCCGGGGCCGGCAACGCGAGCAAGCCTAGCGACATCACCGCTGAGATGCTGGCGAGGGTGTTCGATCTAGACTTTGTGATCGTCGCCGGATCGTCGAAGAACGGAGCGGACGAAGGGCTGACCGCGACGCCGGAGCAAATTTGGTCTAGCGAGTACGCCATGGTCTGCAAGATCGCAACCGGCAACGACATGCGAGAGCCTTGCGTTGGCCGAACTTTCCATTGGTCCGCAGATGGATCGTCCATCGGCGGCACGGTCGAGAGCTACCGCGAAGAAGGCGTACGCGGCAACGTAATCCGAGTTCGGCACCAAGTCGCCGAAGTCGTGTTGCACGCCGAAGCGGGCCACCTCCTCAGCAACGTGACCACGCTTTAAGGTTTGAAATGGCAACGGTTTTCGATTCTCACTTCGCCTCAGTGGGGTTCCCTGCATTGCTTGAGCAGTTCGGGGAGTCGATTACCTACTTGCCACGCAGCGGGGGGGCGAGGCCGATCACCGCCATCATCGACCGCGACCCTCCCGCCGTTTTGGACGTCTCCGGAAATAGCCTTTTTCCGTTGGCGAATATTCGGGTTTACAACTCTTGCCGGTCAGGCATTTCATCGAAAGAGCTTGACAGCGGCAAGGACGAAATCGAGATGCTAATCAGGATCGGCGACACGATACCGAAGCGGGTTAGCGTCATGCAGATGACTGCACAAGACAGCGGCGTAACGGCCTTTTCGGTGGTGTAATGAGCGAACCAATAGTCGAGCAGATCATGACGAACGTTAGGACGCGGCTAGCGGCCTACACGTCGGCGTATCGCTCGCCAAAGATTGCATCATGGCAACCGAAGGACTTGACGATCGCGATCTACCAAGGCGACATAACACGAAACGAGGAAATGAGTTGTCCGGGCAACCCGCCGGCACAAGCTTGGGATCTATTGGCAATCGTGGCCGGGATCGTCAAGCCGAGCGACGACGACACGACGCCGGTTGATCGGTACAAGAATCGGTTTTGGGCAGAGATCGTCAAAGCAGCAACCAACGCAAATCAGTGGCACACCTGGGGCGGGTTGGCCTATGACACCGTAATCAGCGACGTGAGGGACTACACCAGCGACGACGGGTCAGCGTCCGGCATATCGGTCGAGATGCTTATCAGATTTCGAACGGACGAAGATGACCCATATGTCGGAAGGGCGTGAAGATGATCGCCCTGTCGATTACCGCAAAAAAGGAAAAGCAGCTTTCCAAATTATTGAAAGACAACGGCAAAAAGGTCCGGCAGCAAATTGCGATTGCGGTCAACGCGACGACAAAAAAAACAGTATCGACATGGGCAAAGTCGGTCGGCAGCGAGATTGCGACCGCACAAAAAAATATTAAATCAACGATCGAGATTAGCAAGAAAGCGTCGGCAAGCCAAGGCAAATCGCCAACGGCAGTAGTGAGACAAAAAAAGACCGGCAGAATATCGCTTCGTGACTTTAAGGGGCGGCAGGGTGCGACCGGCGTAAGTTACAGAATTAAAAAAAGCGGCGGACGCGGTTTCGTCCAAAGTGCTTTCCAGGGACCGAGGCCAGGGGCTGTAAATGTCAAATGGAAGGGGCGTGTTTTTAAGCGAGTTGGCAAAGCACGAACCCCGATCATTCAGCTTTTTGGGCCGAGCCCGTGGGGCGTGACGATTAAAAAAAAATTGAAAAAGCCGATAACTAAAGAAACAAAAGCCGAGTTGGTAAAGCAAATCGAGCGGCGTATCCGGTTCCTAAAACTCAAGCAAAGCGGAGCAATATAAATGCCAATGATCAAACGCCGTCGCGTTCTGGCTGCGAAAATCGAATCGACAATCGGAACTGCCGAGACGCTTGCCGCTGCGGATGCCGCGTTCAATATTTACGAACCGATGATCCAATGCACGGTCGAGATGGAGCAACGACAGGGTCAAGGCGGCTTCGGCATGTTGCCATCGGTAGCCGGAGGGCGTATCGGAGTTGCGACCTTTCGCACTTACCTAGAGTGGGACGGCACGGCAACCGAGCCCTCTTGGGCCGATACGTTTTTTCCGGCTTGCGGTTGGGTAAAGACGGGTCAGGTATACACGCCACGAACCGAGGCACCAGGATCTAACGTCAAAACGTTGACGATCGGCCTCTACCAACACGACGGATCGAGCGGCACGGTGTTCAAGTCGATTGCCGGTGCGATGGGATCTTTCGTCGTCAACTTGCCGACTGGACGGCCCGGTTTTATCGACTGGACATTCACCGGAGTTTGGCAGGAACCAACGAACGAAACTTTAATCACACCGACCTACCCGACGGCTTTGCCGCTTCGATTTGCGGGCGGGCTGGCCGAATGGAACGACGTCAATTTGTGCATCGAGTCGGCGACGATCAACAGCGGTAACGAGGTAATCATGCGAGAGTGCCCGACTACGGTCGCGGGCTACATTTCTGCATTCATCACCAATCGAGTGCCGACGATCAGCATCAATCCGGAGGCGGCGACGATTGCCGCACAGAACCGTTGGTCAGCATGGCTTGCAAGCACCGAGCAGGCCTTGGAACTAGACGTCGACGGGCCAAGCAATTCGGTTCTAAGCTTCGATGCACCAAAAGCCCAAATCATCAACAACCAAGAGGCCGATCGAAACGGCATGGTGACAGACGACATTGAGTTTCAGTGCAACAAAAACGGCGGAACTCACGACCAAGAACTATCAATAACCTTTACAGCGTCAACGTAATGCCCAGCAGATTAAAAGCAGGCGGGACATTCCCGTACATTCTCGAAGCGGATCGCGGAGACGGATCAGATCCGCAGTTTTCCATTCAGGTGCTTAGTGCATTTGATGACGGGGAAATTGCGTCAATCCGAGCCGAGTACATCGCGGCAACCGGGCAGCCGGCGAAGCGGGCAGAGCTTTTGTCGCGAGCCTTGTCGATTTCCGTTAGCGGCTGCCACATAGCGGGCTGGTCGGTCGACTCGCTCACGAAAAACCTAACGTCGCTGGAATCCTGGGAACTGATCAACGCAGCAACAGAGGGGGCGTCGTTGACGGCAGAGCAGAGAAAAAAGTACGTGTTGCCGTCGCGATCCGAAACGGATTGCTCTGCCGAAGCTGCCGATCGGGAAACTGTTTCGAGCAAATAAGCGAAACGGAATACGTCGAATTAGAGTGCCCGTGCTGTGGTGGCGTTGGGTGCAAGGAATGCGAAGGCGGCAACTTTAGGCTAACTACTTGCGGTCATAAGTACGTGGGCGGCGAAATTATTAAAGCAATCAACCTAGCGTCTCTGGCAGATCGACACTTGCCGTCGGCTGGCGGATTGCTTGATCAGTCGGCGTGGTTCTTAGACTTGCTGACCATGTTTCAAGGCGAGCAGAACCGCATCGACGCGGAGCGTATAGAGAGGGCAAGCCGTGGCCGGTGACATCGACATCGTAGTTGGAGCGCAAGACAAGGCCTCAGCGGTTATCAATTCGGTAGCCGGGCAAGTCGGCAGCGTCGGCGCGACGATCACTAAGTTCATCAACCCACTGGCCGTTAGCCTTGCGGGTGCGGCGGCTGGCTTTCTAGCCGTTGGCAAATCGATCGGAGCGGTATCCGAGGCCGCTAACCGCATTGACGCACTGACGGACACGGCGGCCGGATTAGGGGCAACGGTTGGCGATCTACAGGCGTTCCAATTCGCGATGGGCGAGGCTGGCAACGTCAGTGCCGAAAAGTCGATCCAGTCGCTACAGAAATTGCAAAAAGCGGTCGGCGAAATCGCAACGGGCGGAAACGCGAATGCTGGTGAAGTCTTTGAAAAGTTAGGACTTGATGCGGCGAAGCTATCGACGGCGGGACCGGTCCAGCAGTTTGAGGCGGTGCGAGTCGCGCTAAGCAAGATCGAAAACGTTTCAGAGCGAGCGGCAACCGCTCAAAAGATTTTCGGAAAGGCGGCCGCTGATTTAGCACCGGCCCTGCTTGCTCAGTCTGGCGAGTTCGAAGCGTCTATGCAGGCAGCCGCCGACCTTGGGGCGGTGGTCAGCGAGGAAGGTGCGGCGGGAATTGCGGCGATGAATGACGCTGTTGGCCGGGTTTCGCTAGGTTTTGAGGGAATGGCAAATACAGTAGCGTCCGCAGTCGCTCCGCTTGTTGAGACGATTGCGACAACGATAGCAGGATGGCTTCCGCCAGTGCTTGAGATTGCCAACCAGTGGCTACCGACCATTGTCGATTCGGCGGCGGCTTTGGTTGGCTTTGGTGTTGATTTTTACAACACGATGTACAAGGTTGTAACGCTCGATTTTACTGGAGCGATGAAAACGGCGGCTAACGCGGTTGGTGACGAGGGGACCGCCGCTCAGCTTCTCCTAAAGGTTCAAGAGGCACGGAATCGGGCGGCTAAAGAAGCGGCCGCAAACGCTCAAAAAATCGCAGCGATAAAAGCGGCCGAGGTGGCTAGCGAACAGGAGTCGCTTAAGACCGATCAAGCGAAAACAAGCGAGGCGGAGAAGACCGTTGAGGCACTTGAGAAGAAGCTAGCGATCGCGACAAAAGGAGCCGAAGCGGTCGAGCGAGAAGAGCAACTGGCGACCGCGGCAACCGACGCCGAGCGTGAGCGTATCGCCGCACTTCAAAAGCAACTCGACCTCCAGGAAGAA